TCCGTATATGTTATACGTTCGTTCATGGCTTGTATCCGGATATGATCAAAATATAAAGTAATTTTTATATTCGATGTGACACAATCCTTTAGAACCTTATCAAACATCTTTGAAATATTTGAAAGCTTCTCATTCATTAGTATGCCAGGAACTCTTACTTTCATTTTTTAAAACTTACGATTATGACTATCTAACACTGCAAATGTATTATTTTAAAATCTAATTACGAATTAATTGGATTTAAAATGATTTAAAATAGATTAAATACTTCTTCTTGCTGCTTCTGCTATAAGCATCGCGTCAACTATACCGTCATGGGCCGTCTTACATCTTTCGTTTTTAACGAACGTATCTGTCGGCCACAGCCTTTTAGCGCAAGCCAATGACGTTTTCTTAGTATTTACCTTACTGGCTTCCATAACCTTATCAGAATGCGTCCAAACCAATTTCTGCCATGTTTTAGGGGCTATGAAATTAACGGAGCAACTTATGTCCGTAAATGCCATGCAGAGGGAGAGGAACAGCCCATGCAGTTGACCTTTGTTCTCCATGAGAGAGGCTGTAGAGGACGTGCTGACCCCGTACAGTGCGTGGACGTCCTCTATGACAAACACTACCCTATCAGGATTGTTTTCTACAATCGTATCCCGACAAAAAACATATTCTTTAGTCAAGTCTACCGGCCCTGAAGCTGATATTCTCGGAGTGGATATTCTTGATATTAGTTTGCTGTCTTGATCGATGCAGGCTATAGCTCCGTCTTTTCCAGGATCTGCTGCTATATATAATACCATAATATATCAATTTAGATTCATGTCGATTTTACCAATGCTATCGTCATTTTCAAAGCCTCCATTGTCTGTAAGTTCGTAATCAATAGCCACAGCACCATTACTAAGAATGTAAAATCCTTTAAACATCTTTCCTATTTCAATAGGATACACAACATTTACGTCCCTTCCAATATCCTCAAACGGCATAGCGATATCTTCTGTTTCAGCTTCTTTTTGTTTTGCTAATACCCCAACAGGTATATTTTCACCTTTTATAGATGCGTATGTAACCATATACAGAACATCATTATTGACAAACGCCCTATCACTACTTACCTTATCCAAGCTAACATATATAATATGTTTTATAAAACTATTGATATCCCCACATATGTTAATAGCTTCTACTTCTTTAGGAATAACGACTTCCACTTCTTCTGGTTTTATATTTTTCTTTTTCATTGCATTAACCTTTTTGTGTTTTGTTTTACTTCTTCAACAAGATCCTGATCTTTCATCATCTCTTGCTTAAGTTTCTCATTCTCCTTAATTCTTTTCACCCTATCGGCAAGAATCTTCTTATATTTCTTATCCGATATTTTAATAAACCAAGGACAGTTCCTTGATGGAATCCTTTTACATGGGTAATCAGTGAGACCGTTCGGTCCAAACTGCTCGCATCGGTTACATTTGTCTTCTCCTGTCATTACATCATATTTTAGGGAAACATTCTTCCAGCTCTCTATAAGAGCACTCTACTACAACAGAATCTCCTTTAGGGAGAAATACTAAAATAGAATCGATAGAAAAAAACACTATCTACTTTCCTTACAAGTTGGCCATGTTTGTAAGAAGACATGACCAACCTAATTCCATACGTATCAGAATAAGAGCCTTTACTACATGGAATTATGTTTTCAACAACATAATCAAAGCCTCCGATATTAACTTCATCTCCGGCATTGATTTCCATGATAGGAACCATCTTGACCCTTCTATCTATGCTTATTTTCATTTTGCTACTTCGAATTTGATTTGCTCCTTCGGTTCATAATTCCATACCTCAAAATCATCAGCTACAAAATCATAAAACCCTTTCCCTTCCATACGAGACGAGATAGTAACCTGTGGAACCGGGCCGAATAGAGATCGACGAAGGAGCTCATTTGCCTGTTCTTCGTGACGGTCATACACATGCATATCTTGTATAAAATGAGTGAAAACTGCGGGCCTTAACCCAGCATCGTGAGCGAACATCATCATCAACGCCGCATATTGAGCTACATTCCAGTAAGAAGCTGTAATCATATCCTGGCTGCGCTGATAAAGCGTCATATACAACTCATCTCCTTTAACAGATAAATTGATCTGAAACGCACATTCTTGAAGAGGTTTTAGTCCATTGGTTTCAGGATCGAACATGGATGCTACTATTCTTCTTGACGAACGATCATTCTTGAGTGACCAAAGAATGAAGTCTGTTTGGTTAAGAAAACCATAAAGACCATCATGGATATCTGTCATACCATCTGGAGATTTTCCGGTTCCCATATAAACATGTCTGTTCACCATATCTCCATAACATCCTTCGATCTTTCCATTATCATCAGCCCACTGATCCCATATATGAAGACCAAGATCTTTGATATATACCGATCTTTTTTGCCAAATCCACAATATTTCTTTTATGGAGTTTTTAAGATTAGTAGGTCTAAGTGAACCAAGAGGAAATTCCCGACGAAGATCGTACTGGTTACATACTTGCAGGATACGCTTCACCTTGACGCCTGTCCCGTCACCGTAGACCGGACGCTTTACCTCTTCCCACGGCTGGCTCATTATAAGAGCCAAATTGTCTTGAAATATTTTATCTACTCTTGCCATATTCTTATTAGGTACTTATATACTATAGTATCACCATCTCAAGGTTATGCCAACAAACAAGAATCATTAAAAATTCTAAGAGGAATGGTTATAAAGACGATTAATTTCTTCTTGTTCTAAACACGGACCACCTACAACTTTCTCTGTTGCTTTTCTTTGTCTAACAAAATCTTCAGCTTCGGAAAAAGTTGTAGCATAAATATATCCACCATACTTTTCTCCATTTATATCAAATTCTGTCACAAACTTCTTTTGTTTTTCTTCTTTTGTTTTCATAACTGTAATTTTTAAAAGTGAATAATTTATTGATTTATAAAAAATAAAGCGGTGATAAACTAAGTTATCTTAACCAACCACCATCCAGTCATCAGCCAACATATCTGATTGCGAAGCTAACCATCCGTTTACGATATTATCGTTAGCATCTTTCATGCACAGATAAGCGCAAAATTTAATCATGTTGGTTTCAGTTACGTCATAATAATCGTTTACGTATTTTTTAAACGAATCCGGCAATGACTTTACTTTATTAACTATCATATCAGTAGACAACCAATCTTCCTGGCGCTGGAATACGAACATACCTTTACCATTCCATCCGGCACGTGCAATCAACGCACCTTTTTTTACTTCTTCTAAAGCTTCTCCAAATTTCATAACTATATTTTTTATAAATTAAACTCTGCAAAATCTATTTCAGATCCGGTTGACAAATTAATCATTGACTTTTCAAGATCTTCCATTGGAACCGGTTTCACAATACCTCCATTACCAAGAGTCCTTTTATAGAAGTTTATCACCACCTGATCGCTGGTTTTTACCGTCTTAGGAATAGGTTGACGAAGATATAATCCATCAAGAGACTTTACTCTTGAAAGAGCCGTATATAGCTGTCCTGTTTCAAAAGAATTAGATACGTCCATCATAGCCGCATCCAATGTCAGGCCTTGGGCTTTATGGATCGTGATAGAATAACCTATTTTTATAGGATACTGAATAATAGCTCCTACTACTTCAGATTCTATCTTATATCCGTTTCTTACGTATTTTACTTTCTCAAACGAACATGGTGTTATAACAACCTTAGTATGCTCATCATCTTTCGGTTTATCAAGGACTACTTCAATCTCCCCCTTTTTTATAGATAATACAGTACCAAGAGAGCCATTGAAGTACTCTCCTCCGTTTCTTGTTATCATAACTCTTGATCCTTCTTTCAAGAAAAGAGTTTTTTCAACCGGAGCATCTTTAGGATAATCACCGTTTATAACAGCTTCTAAATTTCTTAAAGAGCCTGGTAACGATGATATTCTCATTTCGTTAATAGCCGTAGCTTTTGAGTTGGTAGTTACAATCTCAACATATCCTTGATTATTATCAGACTGAATACATCTGCTGTTTATTGTATCAAATACATCATCGTCCATCTGCCCTTCACGCACCTTATTAAGGACACTAATAAACTTCTCATCTTTCTGACGATATATTTTTTCAAAAGAAACCATTTCCATACCAGAAGCCATTAGAGACTTGGAGCTAAAGAAGTAAGATGTATCGTATATTTCTCTAAAAAAATCCTCCTTAATTACTGGCGGAAGCTGAAACAGGTCGCCTACCATAATAAGTTTCACTCCGCCAAACGGGTCCTTGTCTCCTCTTGCATGACGAAGTATATCAGCTACGTTGTCAAGAAGATCAGGGCGAACCATAGAAATCTCGTCTATGATAAGATACTTTATATTCTGTAAAATTTTTTCAGATTCTCCTCTAAACTTGTTTTCACAATTATCCATGAACTTACCCTTTCTTATTTCAGGAATGTAAGGCTGCATTCCAATTCTGAAAAAAGAATGAATGGTTTGACCCCCTGCATTAACAGCAGCAATACCTGTAGGAGCAACAATAACCGCATTTTTTAATGCCGGTACGATACGCTTGATAAAAAAACTTTTTCCTGTTCCAGCCCTACCGGTTATAAACAGCGGTTTTGGTGACTTACAAATAGACTTAATAGCCTTTCCCTGTGCGACATTACCTTCGGACATAACTGAACGAAGAACGCACTCCATGATTTTTTTGTCGTAACTTATAGCCATCTTTTTTCTGATTTTGTTCTACAAAACAAAAGTACGAAAACAAGATAAAACATAAAATATAAAATGAATTAATTAGAATTAAAAAGAAATAATAAGTTGGATAAGTGGCTTTGTGACAGACAGTAATGTAGTTTCGTATTGATACAGTTATGGCATAGTGGTGGCTAACGGGTGTTTCCGTCGATGTTCTACGAGATTATCGTTTTTCGGCTCTGTCGGCGACCAATGACATACTCCCATCGCTAAAGCGAATGGGATTCTTGGATACAAACGCAAGAAACCTCGATATTACTATCGTTGGAATTACTCTTGCTCTCCAATTCGGAAATGCCCTTCCGAAGTATATTACGGGCTGCAAGAATATCACGGTCGTTGACTGCACCGCACGCTGGGCACGCCCACGTGCGGTCGTGTAACGACAGTCCTTTATTAATGCAGCCACATTCACAAGTTTTGGAAGAAGGATACCATTTGTCAATCTTGTGTATCGTTACTCCATACTTTGAAGCAACATACGTAAGTTTGTCAATAAAAGAAGAATGACTGAGATCGGAAACTTTCTTTCCCCACAAACGTTTCATTCCTTCAATGTTTAGATCTTCAATAAAAATATAATCATACTGTTTGCATAACTGGTGTGCTAATCCCCATTGAAAATCCGATCGAAGATCGTTTATTTTACGATACGTTTGTTGTAGTTCAAACAGTTTCCTTCTTCTATTATTGGATCCTTTCTTTGCATTAGAAAGCCGTTTGTTTAGTTTTCTAATCTTGTTTTGATATTGTTTGAAGAATAGAGGAGAATCAATTTTGCTACCATCGCTTTTAGTTAAATAAGTTTTTAGTCCAAAATCCAATCCGATAGATGCACCATCATGTGTCTTTCTATAAGAGTTTATAGGATTATGATCTGTAACTATAATCAAACTAAAACGTGAACAGGTTTCTCTAACTATTCTTATTTGCTTAATATTACCTTCATAGACTCTACTGTATGAGAATCTAAATCGTTTGTTTCCTTTGTTAATTGTTAAACAATTGCCATTCAGGGTAAACCCTCCTTGTCTAAAAACAAAAGAGTTAAATTTCTCCGGTGATTTAAACTTGGGAGGTCGTTTAGCTAACTTCTTAAAGAAACGGTTGTAAGATTCATCAAGACGTTCAATTATTTCTTGTGTTGTTTGAGAATGAAGAAGATTTCTTTTAATTCTTTTAGCAAAATGCTTCTTCATCTTACCAACTGAGATATATTTTCCAAATAGTTTATAGTATCTACGTTGTAGAGCTAACGCATGATTCCATACAAAACAACATTCACGAAGCATCTTTTCCAGATACTTTGTTTTCTTTGAATGGTATATGTTGTATTTGTATGAAATCATTTTAATTAAACTTATAACACAAATATCGTAATATCTTTTGGATATACATCAAAATCAATTACTAAAAAAAATACATATATGAATATCCTACTTAAAAGTATGAGCTTAACAGAAGATCGCAATTCTATTCTAACATATCATTTCAATAATCATATCATCTTTATTTTTAGGCATTACCATATTAACAACATGCCCCAATACAGAATAAGACCATTGCCTATATTTTAGAATAAGTTTTCGAACAAAAAACTCGTCATAATCCTCCTCCATATCATATATGGCACACTCCTCTAATATTTGTTCCTTTTTTATATTAAGAAACAATAATGCTTCTCTTATATAATCCCTTATTCTTCTGAACTTCAAATCATCTCCAAATTTACTAAGTATCAAATCCTTAATTTTAATAAGTAGATTTATCTTAAATCTTCCATCTTTAGTCATAAACTTCCTGACCCCCTTTCTCTTCTTTAGGTTTTGAAGAATAAATTCAGCTACAGCACATACCTTCGATTTCGTCCTCTCCTTTCTTGCTGTATCACATCTTCTCTCTCCCCTTACTTTTTTAACACAACGAAATCTGGTTTTACTAACAAACATATCTCGATATTTCTCTCTGACATTCTTGAGATATCTTGCGTACCCTATTCTTTTTACTTCTCTTATCTCACTTATGACAACATTTGTTATATAATTAAGATCCTCAATGTGAGTAGTTGTAATACCAAAATATGTCACTCTGAAAAAATAAACAATACCAGACGCTAACTTATCATAATCTACTTGAATGCTTGAAAAAGGGTTTGCATTGGCTAAAATATACGCTACTGTTTGCATCTTGAACATCCAATACATATTGGAAGGAGCCTCCCATACACCAGTCTCTTCAAACTTTTTAATTCTATCTTTATACCACTCGTCTCTGGCATATTTAGGAATACCAGGAAAAATCAATGAGTTTTTAGACTGTCTGATAGCCATCTTCCCTTCCGATACCTGACGAGCCTCAGAAGGTGTAAACGAGAAATTCCTCCTTAAAAGCGAAAAATTTGATTCACCATTAATTGTAATTGAAATTATGTCAATATCTTTGTCCATATTGATTATTTGTTTTTCTGCAAATATAGCAGAAAAGAATATATGATGTATGATACACGTATATTTATTTAAAGCTCCAGTCTGAGATAGATAGGAGCTTTTATTATTTTTTACATTAT